AAATATGAAGATGATTGTGTAGTAAGAGCAATTTCTTGTGCAACAGGTAAATCGTGGGATTATGTATATGACTATTTAAGTGATATAGCTCAATATGAGGGTACATTATTTGATAAAAAAGAATTTGTAAGAAACTATTTAGATAGAACTTATCAAAAGTTAGATGGATTGTATGGAAAAGTGGGATATGTTTCTTCAATGTTTCCAAATAATGTATTATTGATAACAATGAAAGGGCATATAACTTGTAGTAAATATGGAATTATATACGATACATTCGATTGTAGGGATAGAGATGTAGAATATGTGTGGTTAGTCAAATAGGGTGCATTTTGCACTCTTTTTAATTTTATGCTATAATAAAAAAGGAGTGGCAATATGAAATATAGTATAATCATACCTTGTTATGATACAAATGAAACATTGTTTAGAAGGTGTTTAGATAGCATAAAAAATCAAACATTACAACCATATGAGGTAATATGTATAGATGATGCAAGTCCAATAGATACACCTCAAATAGCAAAAGAGTATGGATTTAAGTATATAAGACATAAAGAAAATCTAAATAATGGTGGTGCAAGAAACACAGGAATAAGAGAGGCAACAGGTGATTATTTAGTATTTGTAAATAGTGATGATTATATACATAAAAAAGCACTTGAAGAAATAGATAAAGTAAACAAAGGACAAGACCTTATTTTAATAGGGTTTAAAGCATTTGGAATTTGGGAAGAAGAATTTATACCTGATGATAATACAACGCCTTATTATACCGAATTAGGATGGAATGGTGAGCCATTACATATAGTTAGAAGACAATTTATAATAGATAATAATTTATATGAAGAAGAAAATATAGTTTTTGCAGATATAGAATGGTCAAAAAAAGTTGAAACATTAATGAAAACATACACATATGTACCCAAAATATTATATTTTTTTCAAACAGGATTAGAAACATCACTTACATCAAAAGCAAGTAGAGGTGAAATATGAAAAAAATAATTTTTTATCAAAGTTGGTTTAATCAAATAGGTGGAGTAGAAACAATGGCATATAATTGGTGCTATTGGATGAGAAATTATTTTGACATATTAGTTCTATATTCAGGTGGTGATAATAAAAGACTAATAGAAATGGCAAAGCTTGTTAAAATAGAACGAATTGATGAAAACAAAGAATATGAATGTGATATTTTTATAAGAAATAGTGTATGGGGAATAGTACCAAGAAATATAAAAGCAAAAAAAGAAATAGAATTAAGACACGCAAATTATAAGTATTTGTTAGACAATGGAACATTATATCAACAATATAAAGATATGGGAATTAAAAACATAGTTGGGTGTGGAGATTTTGTAAGTGAAATGAGTAATTTAGTATTACATGATAATCCAACGACAATAAAGAATATATTATATCCCAAAAGAGAAACACATAAAGTCATTAAGCTAATATCCTGTACTAGATTAGATGCCGAAAAAGGATGGAATAGGATGCTCAAAATGGCAAGTATGATGAGGGATGCAAAAATTAAGTTTGAATGGAATATATTTACTAATTCACAACAAGAATGTCCATATGAAGAAATACATTTTTGGAAACAAAGATATGATATATGGGATTATTTGGTAGATGCTGATTATACTGTTTTGTTAAGTGATAGTGAAGGTTTGCCATATACTGTCCAAGAAAGCTTACAATATCAAGTACCTTGTATAGTGACTGATATAGGTGGATGCACTGAATTAATAAAAGATGGAATAAATGGATATGTAGTACCATTAGATATGAATTTTGATATTAAAAAGATATTAAATATACCAAAATGTGAAGAATATAATAATCATGCATTAGAAGACTGGTTAAAATATTTAGAATATGATGGTAGAATTGATATAAAAATAAATGAGGAGGAAAGAAAGATGAAGGCAAGAGTAATTGCTACAATGAATTTTACAGATTTAGAGGAAATTGATGAAGAAGGAAATAATGTAGAAAGGATAGCAAACGAAAGTGAATGGGTATGTTCATTAGAAAGATTAGAGTATTTAGTAAATCATAATGCAGTAAAAATACTAGAATTTATTGAAGAACCTAAAGAAGAACAACAAGAAGAATTATTAGAAGAAGAAAATGATGATGTTGTTATTGATAATAATGAAGAAAATCAAGATGAAGCATTAGAAGAAATCCAAGATGAAGAACCTAAAGAAGAACAAGAAGATGAAACTTTAGAAGAAATTCAAAAAGAAGAACTTGAAGAAGATGCTAAAGAAGAAAATGAAAGCCAAGAAAAAAAATCATCAAAAAAGAAAAAATAGTGTCATTTTGACACTTTTTTTATTGTGTAGTATAATCTAATTAGTTAGTTGCACACGACACACATAAGTGGAATAGACAAACTTAAAGTCTTAAAAGAAAAGGAGAAAATGTTATGGAAGATAACAAAGACACTACACAAGTGGAAAATGTAGAAGAACCAAAAAAGGAAGAAACTACAAAATCATACACAAAAGAGGATTTAGACAATTCATTTAATGCTGGAGTAAAAAAAGCACATACTGATTGGCAAAAAGATGAAAAGTATAAAGAATTCTTGGAGTGGAAAAAAACAAATCAAAGTGATAAAGAAAAGTACAACGAATTAATAACTGATTATGGACAAAAAGTTGAAGAATTAAATCAATTAAAATCATTATTAAAAGTAAAAGATAGTGATGTAAAGAAAGAATTTCAAAAATTTGTATCTAGTGAGGTTATGAATTTAGTTGATGACAAAACTGACTTTGATACAGCACTAAAAAACTATAAAAGAGATAATCCACAATATTTTGGTGAGGTAGTAGTAAAAAAAGTGCAAAGTTCACCAATATTATCAAATGGTGGAACAAAAACAAATACCACAAATGATATTATGAATGATATTTTGCGTGGTGCAAGAAATTAATAAGAAAAGGAGAAATAAAAAATGGCAGGAATTGTTAGAAATGATGTTGATACTCTAATTGAAACACAAGTAGCTAGTGAAATATTTGAGGGAACAATTAGACAATCAAAAGCATTAAGTATGTTTAAAAGACTACCTAATGCAACAAGTGATAAAACAAAATTAAGAGTGTTAGATACACTACCAGTATCATACTTTGTAGATGAAAGCACAAACAATGGTAGAAAAAATATTACAAGACAAGCATGGGATAAGAAATTTATTAATATTGCTGAATTAGCAGTAATTGTACCAATTAAAGAAAACTTATTAAATGATAGTTCAGTTGATATTTGGGGTCAAGTAAGACCAAGAATTGAAGAAGCATTTGCAAGAAAAATTGATGATGCAATGTTCTTTGGAACTGATAAACCAACTGAATGGAGAGCAGGTTTAGTGCCATCTATTACATCAGTTGGTGCAGAAGTAAATGAAACATCAAATGGATTATATAGTGATATTAATGATGTTATGACAAAAGTTGAAGAAAGTGGTTATAATGTTAATGCATTATTAGGTGGAGTAGGTCTAAAAGGTAAATTTAGAATGATGGTAGATAAAAATGGTCAACCATTAAATACAACTGAAATTGGTTCATTAAAAAGAGAATTTATGGACAATGGTGTATGGGATAAATCTAAATCTATCTTAATAGCAGGTGACTTTAATCAAGCAGTATATCAAATTAGACAAGATGTCACTTATAAATTATTAGACCAAGCAGTAATTCAAGACCCATCAACAGGAGAAATCTTATACAATTTAGCACAAGAGGATATGGTTGCTTTGCGTGTCACAATGAGATTAGGTTGGGAAATTCCAAACCCTGTAAATGCTGAAAATGAAACTGATACTCGTTTCCCATTTGCAAGTTTAAAACCACAAGGTTCAGTAAGTTTATAATATAAAGGAGGCATTTTATGACATTTGAAGGACAATACCTAACATATGCAGAATATCAAGAATTAGGTGGTTCTGCAATTGGCTTAATGCCTTTTAACTTGCTTGAATATGAGGCAAGAAAAAGAATAGATTTGAGAACTCATAAAAGACTAGTAGGGCAAGAAATACCAAATGATGTTAAAATATGTATTATTCATTTAATAGATACATTAAAATTATATGTTAATGAAAATAATAGAAATTTAGATAGTGAAAGTGTAGGTAGTTATTCAGTGAATTATGCAAATGACATAAAACAAGTAATTGCAAACAAAAACAATGAAATAGATGATATTATTTTGAATGATTTATATGGTATTATAGTTAATGGTGAACATCTTATTTATAATGGGGTGTAATTATGATGACTAATACAAAAATGACAATTTATAACAAATATATAGATACATTAACACACAAACAACTATTTAA